ATCAAGATCCATAGACTTAGCAATCTCACGTACAATATAATCCATACGTGCAAATGGTGCTAGTGCAGGATTCTGTACAACTTGCAGGAACTGCATCAAGCGTTGGCTACGTACTTCATTAGCCATGAGGCTTTCAGTACCACGAGCTTTTACTTCTAAGTCACCTTTAATATCAGCCTCAAAGTTAAACTGCATATTAAAGTTAAAGAATGCTTTGCCTAGTGGTGCTAGTAGGTAGTCATCTATATTCTTAACTACATTACGGATAGAGCCGTTGGCAGCAGACATAAGCATAGAGATACCAGAAGCAGTACGACCAACACCTGTAACCCCTGTTTGACCATGTGCGAAAGATGGGAATCCAGTTGACTCATCAGACAATACTCTTGCTTTATCAAACATCTGCATGTTTTCGTTAGATACATTAGGGAACTTAGTGCCGAAGATGGCTTGACCAGGTGCCCCTCCCTGTCTCCTGAACACCTTCCCTGGATACACGGAGAGGTCTTGCCCTGGGACGAGGTTAGTCTCGTCTATCTCAATTAGCAAGTTACCTGACAGTGCTGCATTGTCCACTGCCATACGCATAAATCCATTCATCAGAGTTTGTGTATCATCCATGTTCTCTGCAATACCTACACCAAAGATGCTATAAGGGTTCATCTCATAGGGTGCTGCAAAGTATGGTATATATGCTGGAGTAAAGGGGTTCATTACTAAACGTAGAACTTGTCCGTTACAGATCCAAGCATTTACACTCAGTTGCTCTGAGTCTTTTAAGTCATCAGGAATATCAATAGATTGTTCTTCTAAAATCTCTGTATCTACAAAACCCCAGAACTCTAGAACTTCAAAGCGTTGAGCTTGATCTTGTTCTGAGTTATCTTCCATTACGTGTTCCCACCACTCTTTGTTGTAGGACTCACCAAGACGCAAAGCATTATCAATTGCATTCTCACGGAAGTATGGGCGATTCTTTAGTGCACGTACTTGTGAACGTGACATCTTGTGACGTTCTACAATATACTCTGCCTCTTCCATAGTAGCTGCATCTGGATCGGGGTAAAAGTTCCAGATAGAAACAGAGGTAGTTTGTGGGATGGTTTTAAATGTAGGAGAGTAGTTTCCTTCTTCATCCCAGTTGGCATACTCTTTATCTACAGCAAATGGACCTTTCATAATACCAGTACCAAACAGTGCTGTTTCAAATGCTGCAGCACGAAGATGTTTCTTAGCGTGAGACTCTTCTAGTTGATCATGTATCTTCTTTTCCATCTTCTTAGCAGCAGCTTCTGCTGGGTGAAACTGTGGAGAAGTTGGTGTCTTAGCAGGTCCAGACTTAAGGTTATCCATAACAGGGTCAAGAGCAGTTTGCATACCTGCAAGACGTTCTCTAAACTCAGGGTAAGTTTCACCAGCAAGTAGTTCAGGCATCCCCTCTTCTGCTTTACGTTGATCTGGATTAGACTCAAAGTGTACAGTCTCTTCTACACCATCTGGAAGAACAGTAGGATCAATAGTGATAGGGAACTTGTTGCCACCAAAGAGTACTTCAGCAATCTGACCATATGCAGCTAATACTTTAGTCTTAGTTACTTTGACAAAGACTTGTGATTTTTCTGTAGAAGTAAACTGAACATCAGGTCCATATATACCACGATAGTTACGGTAAGCTTGAACCCAACGTTGTTCATCAAGTTCTCGTGCAGTTTCAGCCTTTGAGTATTTTTCTTTTACGAACTTAACAATTTGTCCTGCTGCTGGATCGGAGTAGTCTTCTTCTTCCACATCTTTTATGGATGAAGTCTCCTCCATGTCCATCATCATATCTTCAAATTCTTCTTCCATGTCTTATCCTTAATAGCCAAAGGTTGCGTCTGAAACTTGAAACCCTGTGCGGTGATTATTTGCATCAAAGTCAAATAAATTACTTTTAGGTCTAGTCATTATACCGTATCTTAGAGCATCGTACAAGTGATCTTCTGCATGTGTATCTACATCTTCAGGATTGTTTTTATCTAAAGGTATAGCTGGTATTTGAGAAATAGTATTAGTGCAATTATTAAAAAAGACCATTCTAGGTTCTTCAGTAAACTCATCCATCTGTAGGCGTCTGTGTATTTCGTTTTTACCAGCTACACGAGAACCCCTAGATCTATCTGAGGGTCTCCAACGGCAACCCTTCATGATCATCTGTTCAGCCAGTGATGGCCCAGTATCACCACGATTATGCCATAAACTAGAATCCAAAACACCATAACGTATCTTTTCACCATCTTCTGCTTCTAGTATTAGATCTGCTAGATCGGTAGCAGTAACTTTGGAAACATACATCTCTCTATAAATAATTAATTGTTCGGAAGGACTGACGGTAAACCAGAGTACACCTGTAGCAGATCCATAACCATAGTCACAAGCTCTAAACTTTACCCAGCTGCTAGGTATGTCAAAAGGTTCTACTACATGCTCTTTACGATTAAACTCTGGAAAGGCTGCACCTTCGTTAATATCCCAGTCACCTTCTAGTAGCTGCCTTCGCTGATGCTCAGGTAACGACAGAAGATTAGCCTCATACATGCCATCATCTGCTAGGTAAGGATTATCGAATAAGGTAGCAGGTATAAACCTACGTTTAAACAGTGGTTCACCTTCTCTAGTGTGACCTTTTGGCCAGCATATAGTTTCGCCACTATCTGTATCCGTTGCCCAAAATGCTTCACTAGGAGTGCTAGGATCAATAAAAGTTTTCTTGACCCACTGATGTCCTGGACCTCCAGGGTTGCTAGTAGCCCTCATGTAGAGTGGTAAGCCACTAGCTCTAGTTGTTCTAAGTCGTGACCTCATGTAGTTCCAAGGGTAAGGTGTAGGCCACTGTGTAAGTTCGTCAAAGCCAATCCAGTTAAAGGCTTGACCTTGGTACCTCATAACGTCATCGTCACGGTCTAGATAAGACATCCAGAGAGTTGCACCACTAGGAGACACCCAAGTTTTATCTCGTTCCATAAACTTGATTCCAGGAATAGCTTTAGGGTAAAGCTGCTTGGATACTGAAATAAGTTCTCTGAGTTCTTCTGTGCTTCTACGTACTAGGAGCATCCTAGCATTAGGGTTGCCTAGATAACGAACAGGATCAGCAACCATAGCATAAGACTTACCTCCACCAGCTGATCCTCCATATAATACTTCTTGTTCTGTAGAAGCAAGGAAGTCTGTCTGTGGTCCCTCGTTGGGTTCAAAGATGACTTCACGAGCTATCTCCTCATAGTCTAGAGCTTCAGGCTTCGGCTGGGCTGCACTCTTCTCTACCACCACGGATTTGGGCTTCGATTTTTTCTGCTTTGTCGAGCGCCGCTTTGTATCGCTCGGCAAGGTAGCGTTGGTTTGCAGCTTCTCTCTTACGCTTCTGCTCAAGTCTAACTCTCTTGTATAGTCCTACATGTGATATATGCCGGCCTGACTGATCACTTAACCAATTGGCTACATCACGATAACTGTACTGCTTTAGGTGTTTCTTTGCTTGTTCGTACAGTTCTAGTTCTTCTGGAATAGGTATAATAATATCTTTATCATCTGGATCTTGTGAGTACCCAAATGGTACTTGTCTACCTACTCTTACTACTGGGTGCCAAACATAGCCACTTTCGGTTTTGTCAGGCTTTGGAAGTTTCCAAGTTTTATCAAGCTTCATTTTCTTTAGGGGGTAAAATAAATAGTGGGCTTTCTGATTTGACTTCTACCTTGTCGGTCTTTACAAAACCAGCACGGTCTAAGAAGTCTTTAGCAGCAGCCATCTTCTCTTTATTACCTAAGTCTGTTGGGTTAGTCATGACGTTCATCAAGGACCAAACAGCACGAGGGCCATTGGTAGCAATAAAGTCACGGGTACGATTAGCTATCTCATCCTTTAAAGGAGCCATAACTCTCGTTGATGACTCCCCTTGGGCATATCCTGCAATCTTAAGTGCTCGTACTGGATCACCTTCAGCTTCACCGAATAGTGCATCAAGAAACTTCTGTTGCTTTTCTGTCATGTAACTTTCCTATGCGGTTTTACTTTGGCTCTAACTTTTTTAGGTTGAGCCACAAACTGCTTACCCGCCTTAGTGCCTTTTCGTTTTGCTCGTGTTGTAGCGGCATACTCAGAAGAACTAAGAGACTTAATAGCCTTTGCAGGTAAATACCTTTCGCCTGTAGCCTTCGGACCTTGCGTTGATGGTTTACCACTTTTGGTTCTCCATTTCTGCTTAGTCCAAGCTGTTAGACTTTTTTGACTTTTACTTTTTGGCATCGTGTTTCTTTTGTACAGGGAAATTAGCAGTAAGAGATGCACCCTTATGAGGGACAAACTTATCTTTATGTTTCATTAGTTTCAGACCACCATCTTTTTGTTTCATCCAATGGTAGCCTTTAGGTGCATCTACTTTCATTACTTATATCCTCCACCTTTAGCTTTGTATTGCTTTGCAACCATCTGGGCTTTCCTGGCGGACCATTGTCCTGGCTTACCACCTTTGCCTCCAGCTTTAACGGAAGCAACAAGGCGCTTACGCATACTAGGCTTAGTATAATTACCCGCTGCATTAACCGTAGACTTTTTGCCTGATTTCACCTCTACTGATCCCCATGTCATGCAGTTCTTTGTCACTCAAGTTCATGAGTATCCAATAGTCTGCTCGTCGTTGTTGATTCTCTTGAATCGCTTTTAAAATATTCTTAAACATAGCACCACTCCTTTTATTTGTGCAGGAGTAGTTTTACATAAATAGTTATATCATACTATAGATAAGATTGCAACCCCGTTATGCGTTAACTGCGATTAGGGTCAAAGTACTCTTCTACAGAGACAAGTACTTCCATAGTGTTAGTAGTCTCGCCATACACCATAATCTTATCGCCTGAGTGTAGGTTAAAATATCCACCATTAACTAGATTAGTTACGGAGTGTCCTGCCATACTAAGTCCATTAGCTATGTAATGATACTCATTATCTTCAGCATGATAGAATTGTACAAACACCTTCTTAGTAGAAGTAGAGCTATTACTTATATGCAAATACCTAGTAATGGCACTGAAGTTAGCAGGGCAAGTATACACAGCGGTAGCACTAGCATCTGCCGAAGTAGATGCAATAGTGTACCCTTGTGTATGAAACTTTGACTTACTTAGATCTGGCATTAAAATCTTTTAAAGCTTGACGTTGATCAAACCCACCACCTGGTTTTTCATACTTAGCTTTATTCTTTTTAAAGAAAGCATTAAACTTAGCAGAATTACCTTTTAACTCGCTAGGAGATTTAGGATCTACTTTACGTTTAGCTGATTCACGTAAACCATCTCCACGTCCACCTTTAGTGTCACTGATTGTGCTAGTAATAATATTATTTTTTTTAGGTGCACCTAATGGTTTTTTCTTAGGTTTAATCGTAGAAATTGGTTTTTTAAGATCTTCTGCATATACAGCAGCCATTACTTTACCATCCTTATTAGTGTAGTAAAGTGATCCAGCTTTTTTAGCAGCAGCAATACTTTTATATTTACCTGCATTCTTTTTAGCTTGGGCAGCAGTCATGCCCTTTGCCTTAAGTTGATTGTTTAAGTATGTTCGTAGTGATACAGCCATTGTTAGCTCCTTGATTTTCTGTTAGGTTTCATAGAGGCACCGCAGTTAGCCATACCACCTTTATTGTAAGCCATTTTCTTTTTAGTCATGCCACCATACTTATAGCCCATCTTAGCTGCTACTGCTGGTGCTTCTTTCTTCAATGCTGCCATTCCTGGATTCATTTTCTTTTTCATGTTCTTTCCTTTAAGCTATAATGAAGTCTACGATCTGACCATCTGGGGTACGTAACTTGTTTGGATTAGGGTTGTAAGCATACATCTGATTGACCAGCTTAAGATCTTCTACTGGTGTATCAGGTGTAACTTTGTTAGGTTCTTTCTTGTCTGTAACTTTCTCAACAGGTTCACCTACACCATTTTCAAATACAATATTGACATGAGTTTGGAATGGCATACTTGGTAGAGGTAGGTGGGAGATAAGAGACATTAGGAACCCTTAACCCATTTCTTAGAAGAGGACTTAGTTTTACTACTACTCCACTTAACCTTGTCGGCCCAGTAAGCTGCAGACATCTTACCCTTCTTAATGTTTTTAGCATGACGAGACTTAAAGGCTTCTCGTTGTCCTACAGTCTGGTTGGTCTTAACACCTTCCTGACCAAACTTAATATACTTGTACTTACCACCTTCACTAGCCATAACGTGGTGAGACTTGTTAGTGCTATCGTTAAGACGTTGTGGTTTGTTCACAGCCTTAAGTCCTGCATCTTTCATCTTAGTCTTGACTCGTTCAGGTATACTCATCAGATCATACTCAGTGCTTGGTCTAGTGTTTCTTTATTACGACGAGTCCAACCACGACCAAAGGTCTCAAAGGTTCGTAGAGACTCATAGAACTTCTGACGTTGACTGAAGACACTCTCAATAATCATCTGAGGATCTTTGTTCATGACAGCTTGCAGAGTCATAGGCCCAATAGCCCCATCTGCTGTTGCTCCCACAGCACGTTGTATAGCTTTAGCTGGACGACCAGAACCACTATTAACGGCCCAGTCAAAGGCGCACCAGTCAACACCGCTAGGAAGATCATCACCACGCACCTTATCCCAATAATTCTTCTTGTAGATAGGAGCTACATCATCAGGCTTTAAGTCCATCATCTCAGACTTAGTAGCCTCACGACCAATCCACTTGTCATACACAGCCTTAGTTACCCCAAGGTTAGTCATACCACCAGGATCTTGAGGGTGATTCACAAAGCCCCCCTCGTGGTGTAGCAACATCTCTAAACATTTTTCAAAGTTCTTATGCATTATTTAAACAATCCTGTTTTACGGTAGTCTACCAGACCACCCTTACTAAACCCTTTGGTGGATTTTACTTTTTTAGCTTTCTTTATCTGCTTTGCTTCCTTACCATGATACTCACTAGAGTCATCACCCTCCATATATTTTTTAGTGGAGGTACGGCGTTTAGCTGCTGCTTCTCCTTTTTCTAACATAGAGATTTTCTTTTCTAGTCTGGTAATTTCTTTGTTATTTAAGATAGCTTTACCTGCAGCAAATAAAGTTTCTAGTACAGTACCTAATGGTCCCGAATCTATCTTATCTAAAGACTTAGGGGATAACTTACTAACTCTTGCTTTTAGGGATTTAATTTGATTTGTAGACATTATTTTTTCCCAAAGAATTTACTTACGGATCTGATCCCGATACTCGCACTAACAATCCCACCAAGTGAATATTGGTACCATGCTGGCATAGTTTCTAGTGCAACAAAGCCAGCTTGAACAATATTATTACCCCAATCACCACAAAATGCTAGAATCAATGGAATTGAAAAGAGTAAGGTAATCCATTCGTCTTTCCAAGAGTTCTGAGTAGCATTGATAGCTGCTAGATCCCAGTCAATCTCACCAGTAGCTTGCTTAACCTTGATCTCTGCGTTAGCTTTCTGTACTGCTACCTTACCATCTAGGTAAGTGGTAGCTAATCCTCCAACTGCTCCTAAGATTTGACCGATCATGTTACTTCTCGTTCCCTAACCACACAGCAAAGGCTCCAGTCATAGCTCCAGTTACTGTGGCAGTGAGTGCTGTAGCTTGTGAAGTCATATCAGAAGGAGATAAAGACATAAACCAGAAGAGAACCTCGATATACATCCAAGTCATTACAAACATCATTAGTCTTGGCATAATCTTCCAAGCTAGAATACGTTCCATTGCTATAGTCATTCCCAATCCCTCTTTCTTTTAGGTTCAAACACATCTGAAGCCTTAAGATGACCCTCTAAGTACATAGCTCTTTCAACTCTGTCCAGGGAATACTTAACGCCTGTGTCTTCTAATATTTTATTTCTGATATAGAACACATCTGATCTTGGGATGTGGACTCTACGCATCCTCCCTTCGTCTTCTGAAGCTAGTGCGTAGTAAAATTCTTCTAGTACATTATCACTTATGTACATTTTTGGCTTTGACATGGCTAGTTATACTCGATGTTTGCTGAAGTGTCAAGTACTTTAAGTAGGGACGACAAAAGAATTTGGGTACGTACTTAAAGTTCCTACTTAAAGTCTTCTAATAACTATTAATAATAGAGATAGAGGACTTAAGTGTACTTAAAGCTCCTACTTAAAGTAGTCTTTAAGTATATTTAACTTAATAATAATAGTTGATAATAGACTTAAAGGTACTTAAAGGTACCTTAAGTAATACTTTATGTATATGTTATACTACTTCATGCTCATCTGT